AGATTTCTTTGATGCAACCAATTCGTTATACTGCTCTCCATACTGCTTATATAGTCTATCTTGTTGTTTTTCTTCTGCTTCAAGTTGTTTTCTTCTGTGTTCCCTATCTTCTGTAATAATTTTTCTTTCAAACTTAGCGCGCTCTAATGCTGTTTTTTGTTCATCTAACATACGTTTTCTATCTGCTTCAGCAATTTTCATCTGTAGTTGCTGATCTGCTAGTAACGAATCTTTTACTGCTTGCTTGCTATCATCAAGATATTTTCTTACAAGCATATATTGATTTGGATCAAGATTAGACGAACTTAAGCTTTCTTCTATAGAATTTAATCTATTCATTTCATTTGCAGCTTCAGCTGTTTTTGCTTGTTCTTGTTCTTCTTGAGTCATAAATGGCTGCTGTTGAATCATTTGTTGTTGTTCTACTCCTGGATCACCAATTCCAATAGGTCCTTGAGCATCCATTTGCGGTTCTATGCCAGCGGGTCCTAACACTTGACCAAGTTGTTGATCTGGCACCATGCCAGGCTGCTGCGGCATCATACCAGGTTGTTCTGGCACCATACCAGGCTGCTGCGGAGCACCCGGTGCACCACCACTCAAAACTTGTTGAAATTGATTTGCTCCAAGACCTTGCATCAATTGTGGCAAATCTCGCGACGAAACTTGGCTGTATTCGTCAAGTTGTTCTTCAGGAAGGCTAGGATACCTAGCCTTCAAGATTCTTCTGTTAGAATCGTATTCTCTTTGCATTTTGTCTTGTTCTATTTTGGCTCCTAAGTAGCCTCCTAAAATCTGGCTAAGGCTTGTTCCAAGCATTCCTGCAAACTGGCCGGCTGGGCTAAAACCTCTGTATTGATTATATGGCATTATAAACTCCTCTATTAAACTTTTTTCAAATTATTTCGCAGCACCTAATTTCACAGGTTTTCTTAATGCTTCTGAGATTGTATGTTGTACAAATGGTGTAGTAGCTTGTTGTAATTGTTGTGCAGCAATATCAAGACCTTCCGGTAATCCTGGTTGCCTAGTTGCTCTTTCTAGTGGTTGCTGCATTATTACCTGTTGCCCTGAAGCTGCTTCTACTGCTGACAATCTTCCTCTTTTTGCTTGCATCTTTGCTCTTTCTAAGTTTTCACGCTCCGCTAAATCTTGTCTTTGTGCAGTACGTTGAAACTTTTGTTGTTGCTGCTGTTTTTTAAGCTTGTTTAATGCTTGTTGTGTTGCCCTGTCTACTTTTACACCAGCTTTTTTAAGGTTTAGCGCTTGTCTCTTTCCCGCTAATTCTGACTCTCTAATATTCTGCGCTACAATTTGTGGACCAGCTGCAGCAAGCAATTGTTCATCTAATCCCTGTACAATATCTTGGGGAGGGACAGGATGACCATAAAACTGTTCTGCTTGACGCTGCAAAGTTGGAACTATAAACTCCAAGGCACTCGGTAATGCAGCGGCTGCTATATTATAGCCACCTGGTTGCGGCATCGTCATTTGTTGCTCTGGCCCAACTAAGCCCAATTTTCTTCCAAGACTTTTAATTGGATTTATTCCAAGTTCTTCGCCTACATCATACAATCCCTGGCCAATCTGCAATATATTTCTTAATTGCTGTGCTTGTCCAGGAGAACCGATAAATTCACCAAGCCTTCTAACGCCACCACCAAGAGCAGATCTTAATCTTCCAGTCCTGCCACGACCAGGACGACCTCTAAGTAAGTCATATCCTATTTGTAGTGTAGAACGTGGATCTTCTCCTGCTATAAGACCCGCAAGTCCACGTTTTCCACCACTGAAAAATCCAGGGCGTGTTCCGCTTAAAAATCTTCCTAATTTTGCAAACTCTGGTTCTGGTTGTCCATATCGTTTAGCAAGCTCTTGCGCTCCAAGACCTAAAAGCGAACCTGCCGTACCGCCAATTGCCTGTCCAAGCGGACCTCCTGAAAGTTGGCCAATAGCCTGGCCAAGCGCTGAGCCTGCCTGTGTTCCATAAGGAGAAAGTGCAGCTAATGTTTTTTGAAAGCCAGTTCTTTCTGGTCGCATCATATTAATAAGAGCATCATACTTATTTAGTAACTCACTTTGACCAGGAGTTCCAAATGGAGCTATAGGTGGTGCGCCTCGTTGGTATGCTTCAGCGCCCATTCCAACCAACTGTCCACCTGTTTGCCCAACTACAGAAGCAATCTCTTTTTGTCTAGCATATTTTTGTTTTATCGCTTCTTTTTCTTCTTTTGTTTTTGCAGCTTTAACTTCAGACTTCTCTTTATTTGCGAGTGCTTCTTGCAGTTTAGGAATAAGTGACTTGCCAAGTCCTGTAACTTGCTCTCCTATAACTTCAGCTGGTGGTCTTAACACTGAAGTTTCTTGAGCGCCTGTTTGCTCAGGTTGTGGAGTAACCACTTTATATGCAGGTTCATCTTGTAGAGTTTCTGAAAGTTCTTGAACTCCTTCAGCTTGCGCTGGTGTTTTCATAGTAGTAGGATCTTTAATTGCTTGTAGCTTATTATATAATTGAGCTAAAGGATTATCCTTCATCTTTGGACTTAAGGTTGCCATGTTGCCACTTGTGAAATACTTATTAAAATCGTCAAAAACTGCAGCCTCAAATTCTCTTCTTATTTTTTCTACTGAAGGATCTGTAGCAGGGCCCTGAGTTATAATACGCTCAAGTTCTTTATTAGTGACATTATAAAATTCTTTAAACTTTTTAAGTGTACCTAAATGTACTACTTTTGGTACTTTTTTTAATTTAAATCTTCTAAATTTTGCCATTTTATATCCCCTCTGGTGCTGCTTGTGCAGTATAATGTGGCTGCTGTCCAATTCTAAATTGTCTTACACCTTGTCGATATCTTTCCGCTTCTAAAATATTTCTTAGATTTGCTTGATCTGTGCCAAGCTGTCGTTGGCCTAGATACTGAGATTGTAGACCAGCTGCTTGTTGCTGTCTTAATTGTTCTAAAAAGTTTTGCAATTGAGTTTGAGCACCAGCACGCTGCACATTGAGCGCTCCAGCTTCAAGTTCTGCTAATCCACTCCTATTTGCATATTGCCTTAACAAATCAGTTTGTCTTGTATAAAGATCTGTACCTCTTCTTGTACGCGCAGCGCCTATCATTGCTTGATAACCTGATGTTCTTCCTACTGGATTACGAACAGGGCCCTGACTTTCTCCAATCCTCGCCAAATCTTCCTGATATCCCGATCGAGCTGTTGCAGCCATAGCATTTAATATTGGAATTAAACTTCCAATTCTTGGAGCAGTTGGTTGTGCTTCTTGACCTACTTCTTGAGGCAGTCCTGCAGTAATATCTTCACCAGCTTGCATTCGAACTTGAGGTGATTCAAATATTCGTTGAGGCTGACTCAAAGCAGCTAAGGCCTCTTCAAGATTTTGTTTTCTTAGTGCAGCTTGTTCTTCTGTTACACCTACACGTTTTAAAATTTGCTGCCGATCATATTGTGTTGGATTTCGGCCTCTTTTAAACCTTCTTATTCCAGCAGCAACGCCTTGAAGTGCATAAGGCGCCGCAAACATTGCCCCTTTTAAAAGCGCCCCCAAACCTATAGCCATAATACTTATCTCCTATTTATGATATATATATCATTGAACATGTTCAAAACAATCATAATAATAATAGTAAAAAAACGAGAGGAAAAAATATGGCTCAAGAAAATTTATTAGCATATAACGTCGCATACTCGCAAGATGACAAGCAATTGTTAAGAAATATTTTCAGAAAAACTAACGAACTTGTCAATATAATAAACACTAAAGACACCGGTATATTTAACGATGAAGAGTTTTTCACAGCACAGCAATGGAATGTTGGAAAAGACCAAGGAGAGCAACAGGTTCTTTACAGAAAAGCATTTGATGCCGGAGCGCTCCCGAATATTGGAACACTAACAGTTGCTCATAATTTAAGCTTAGATGCAAACTGGGATTTCATAAAGATATATGGTACTGCAAAGGATTCTACCGGGGTCCAGTGGGTTCCACTTGCACATCCAGATATTACCATTGTAATTGATAATACCAATATAAACATAACAACCACATCTAACTTAAGCGCTTATACAACTACAAGAATAATCTTAGAATACACCAAACCTTAGATATATTTTGCTGGCTCTGTATAAAGCATTATTGCATTTATAGTAAGCTCTTGGTATGGAAGATCTGCATCTAAAATATCATCATCACTAATGACAATAAAAAAAGAAACACTTTCTGCTTCAGTAGGAGAATACACATGATGCCATACTCTTGGCTGTGTAGTTTCTTCTGGAACTAAAGTATAGGCTGCAGTCTCAAGTTTTCTCTCGCCTAAATAAAAATCAAAAGTTCTATTATGAATGTCTGAATTATTCGGGTAACCAAGTACTATATATTTACCATTTGTATTGGTTCTATTAACATTAAAAGCTATCTTATTTACTGAAGTGCCAAACCCTTGTTTCATATATGGATTAAATTGTTTTGTAGCTATTGCTATACTATCAATTCTAGCTATAGTTCCATCACCCAAATAATTTCCTACAACTGATGTAGTATTTGCAATTCTTATAGTATTATCATCAATTCTGGTAATTTTGTATGACCCGTTTAAGTTTGCCAAAAGAGA